CGTTGCAACACAGTTCCAAACGGAGTTTGATCAGGAGAGGGTGCCAATTATTGAGCGTAATCTGCTTGATGCCCTGGATATTCTCAAGCCGGGACACCTTCTAATCTATGCCGGTAAGAACGGGAGGGAAATGATCGATAGCTTCAACCTTCCCGTACCTACTACTGTATTGAGGACGTCTTCCGAAGTTCGTAAAAAGGAAGCTAGAGTGAAGGAGACGGATCCTCATCTCCTTGAACTCCGCAAGCGTCGGAGAGGAAGAGAGACGAAGCGTGCCACAACGCCAGAGAAATAGTGTTCTACCGACATGTCCTAACTGTGGCAAGCCTGTCGTGAGTGGTAAGGCACGTTGGGCTGATTGCCCACCAACTGATGTCGTACCATACTCGCGTTCCGAACGCCGTATCGTGATAGGACATGTGTATTTTCACGATGATGGTACACTCTGTGACATGTCCATTTTCTCAATAAAGCAACTCCCGAAGCCTGTTTTCCTCCGTCTCGGGGATTCCAAGGTAGATCCAAGGACATGATTTATGGTATACCAGCATCGGAGGCAGGCCCATGGCAGACGCTTGTACTCATATAGCGTTGGGCTTCTGCAGATACGCAGACTTCAAGCCCGGCGACTTGGTTGAATTAACCGTATGGGGGTGGGAAGCGGGTCTTGGTGTTAATTATGCCTACACATTTGGAAAGGTCGTCAAGTTCGAGAATGGAATCTTGACGGTTCTCCGTGAGGGTATGAAGGAGCCTCAGAATTTTCATCCATGCTATTGGATAAAGTCCACGGAGAATGAGATTGAACAATTACGCAAGGAACAATATGCAGAGTTCTGGTTGGATCACTGCCCTGATGCTGCAGATGATCTGGCACTGAACGAGTAGAGGTATCATGGCAACCCAACGCCAGAGAATACAAAAGCAGGGTGAGACACGCAGACAGCGTCCCCAGGCCGGTAGACGCAGGCGTAAGCGTGTTCGCGGAAGAAAGCGATAGTGCGACATGTCTTTCGGAAATCTCGTGAAGAATCACGAGCCTGGGGATTTGGAATGCCCTGGTTGTGAAGAGCAGTTCGGGTATTGCAGCTGTGGAGGTGTGATACACTGTGAATATCAAGAGACCTTCAGGCGTGATCCACTGACAGGTGAGATGAAGCCTGGAGCCCTATTAGTATTGGAGTGTGATCGCTGTGACGAATGCGAAGTCGAGTGAGGTAAGCGATGCGCAGGACCGGGAAGCTCCGGAAGCGGTGGAGAAGATTCCTTTGCCGTATCCACCTCCACAGATGGGAGACAAGGATAATGGGCACCGGAATGCGGATGCGCCTGTTTCGGAAGTGCAAGGAATGCGGGGTGACGGATATCTGGTAGAAGGCAGGCCGGTGTCACCCGACGATGTTACACTACCTCCTCGTTTTGATCTCGCTCCAATCCCGCCGGAGAACAAGGATATCGCGAGACGTCCGCGGAAGTTTACTCACCAAGCCAAGCGTAAGATCCTCGTCGCGCTCAAAATGGGACACACTCCTGAGACCGCAGCAGACCACGGCGGAATCACGAAGAAGACCCTACTGGATTGGTGGGCCCGCGGTCAGATGGCTGGGCCAGACTCCGAAGGTATCGATCTCGAGCTATATGAATTCTCCGAATTGTGTAGACAGGCACGTGCTGGTGGAAAGATGGGGCTCGTCGCTATCTGTTGGCGGCATGCCCGAGAAGATGGAAGGGTGGCAATCCAACTTCTAGAGAAGCTCTTCCCGGAAGATTATGGAAAGCAGACGACACATAAAGTCACCGGGAAAGTAGAACACGAGCACACAGCCAAAAGGGTAGACTACTCTGGATTCACTGATGAGGAATTGGATCAAGCAGAGAGCCTCGCCTTGAAAGCCCAAAGAGAGCGGCTGAAAGAAGAGGCTATCGATGCAGAGATCATTGAATGACGATCCGACCCTCGAAGAGATAAAAGAGCTAGGACCTCTTCCAAAGAAACCCAGAGCCCGCAGAAAGCGGGAAATCACCGATACAAAAGTTGAGGCCTTTGATCGTATCCTAGATCTGGACTCCATACGTGCGGAAAAGTCTTCTCGCCATCTCATTACGTTTATCGAGAATGCTTGGCATGTCATAGAGCCGGAGAATCCGTTCGTCAGCAACTGGCATATAGGCTATATCTGCGAGGCTTTGGAAGCTCTCGCTGTAGGCCAGATCAAAGACCTATTGATCAACGTTCCTCCGCGGCATACCAAGTCCATGGTATCAACAGTCATGTTCCAACCGTGGGTCTGGACGAAGTGGCCACACCTCAGATGGATCTACTCTTCTTATTCCGCAACCCTTTCGCTCAAGCACTCCGGGTATGCAAAGAAGGTGATGCAGTCTAGGTGGTACAGAAGACACTTTGGGCACATGTACACGATCACCTCTGAGGCTATCAAGGAAATCGAAAACGACAAGATGGGATACCGCCTCACGACATCCGTTGGTGGTATGGCGACCGGTCGTGGTGGTGACATCATCGTAGTGGACGACCCACACAACGTTCGTGAAGCCCACTCGGAGATCAAAAGGGAGGGCGTACTCATTTGGTGGGATCAAGTAATGTCGACCCGTGCCGAGGGTGATCCTAGGAATCTTCGCCGGATGATCATTATGCAGCGTGTTCATGATCGTGATCTATCTGGACATGTGCTTGAACAAGGAGGATGGACGCATCTTTGTCTTCCAATGGAGTTCGTGAAGAAGAGTCGATGCATCGTCCCGGATCTCGGTTTGACTGATCCTCGTGAGAAGGATGGAGAGCTTCTCAATCCAAAGCGTTTCGATCAAGAGTGGGTCGATAAACAGAAAGGCGCGAACGTATCCGGCAAGAACCCCAAGCTCAATCGCAAGATGGATTCCTGGTCCTACGCAGGACAGTTCCAACAAGATCCCGTACCCCTTGAGGGTGGTATGGCGAAGAGAAAGTGGTTCGAGGATGCATTCTACAAAGACGATCCGATGGAGATCTATGAGAGAGCATACAAGATCTTCACGTCATGGGATATGAGCTTCAAGGATGAGGAAGAAGCCAGTACCGATACCTCTTATGTCGTCGGCACAGTGTGGGCACAGATTGGTTTGTATCTCTATCTCATTCATATGTTCCGTGCGCAAATTGGTTTCAACGACACGCTCAAGGCTTTCATCAAGGTCCACCAAGATTTCCCGAAGGCGCAAGAGAAGCTCGTAGAGGATCGCGCCAATGGTACCGCAATTATGGCGACGATGCGCAAGAAAGTCGCTGGTATCATCGCGGTCGACACAGGGAACGAACCGAAGACTGCTCGCTATGGCTCTGTTCTCTGGTTGATCGAAGCTGGTAATGTACGTCTTCCTGATCCAGAGATGTATTCTTGGGTCGAACTTGTTTTGGATGAAGCTTGTAGATTCCCGAAAGCATCTAGAGATGATATAGTTGACTCCATGACGCATGCACTGATACGCTATGCTGCATTCCAAATAGATCCTGATGCTTTCCCGACTGGTGTCGGCTTCGAGAATAGATTCCAACACGAGACTGGATGGTCTCCTGAAGATAGCTATACTACCCGAAAAGATGTCATGGGTAGTTGGGGGGTCCGCCGTAGGTAGAACAGGTTTGTATGAAACACAAGAGGAAAAGACCGAAAGCCCGCCGCGCCGGTTGCCTTATGTGTAAGCCTCACAAACTTACCGGAGAGAAGAAAGTGAAGGAGCTTCCCCAATCTGAACTCCCCCCACGTCACCGTTCCAAGAAGAAAACACGGAAATGGTGTAAAGGGAAAGTGGGAATTTCCCACGAGCCTGCGTGGGTTCCTAGCGAAAGCTATGGTTGGCTCTCCGTAATGCGCCCGAATTACGAATACGAACATCAGGTTTACAAATGCCGGAACTGTGGTAAGATCCTAGATTGGCGGACGCTTCACAAGGTCTGCGGAAAGGTCCACAACAGCTGGCATGGCTGCGAAGAAGGAAAAGAGACGTAAGGGGAGCAAAGTAAACCGTTCCCAAAATGGGAACGTTTGCACCCATAGTGGGCATAATGAGTACTACATTTGCTCACGTTGCGGACAGTGCTATCCTTGTTGCCATCAGATAATCATTCACCGCCAGGAGAAAGCCGGTGTGTCGTGCTGGTGGAAGTGTCGAGATGGCTTTGAGAAACCGGCCTACCTTGATCATGGGCAGTTCAAGCCTCTCTCTCACAAGCTCTCCTCGAAAGGGATACCATGGGAAAACTTCGTATAGGAATCGTTGGGTCCAGAAATTTCGGTGACCTCTCCCGAGTCTCGAGTCTCGTAGAAGCTCTGCATGAGGCCTACGGCGATGGGATTGTCATTGTCTCTGGTGGAGCCCGTGGTGTTGACAAGACTGCAGTCGACACCGCTAAACGCTTGAAAATAGAGTACAAAGAGCACCTACCCGATCCAAATGTCAAGCCATTTGTCAAGGCTGCGAATGATCGAAACACGAAGATCGTCGAGGATTCGGACAAGATTTACGCCTTCTGGTCCGTAAATAAAGAATCCACTGGCACCGTTGACACCATGTATAAAGCATTGATGGCTGGGAAGTTAGAGATTGTCTACACCCCGAAAGGCGTCCTCAGAAATACCTATAATCAGCAGAATCAGTAGCATAGGGGTTAACTCCATATTTTTTGCGTATTTCTGGAAATAGCATCTTGACAAACGTGGTAGTTTTCCTACATTCTACCGTGGGGAGAACACCACATGCCAAGCACTACTCCTATTTTGAAGTCGGCCAGGGAATACCTGGATCCTAAAGACTACGAGACCTACCTAGAAAAGCAATCCGAGTTCATGCGCGACCTCGGTACTGGCTACGATATGAGCCAGGTCGCCAAGCGAATACCTCGTGCTGCTCATTTCAGGGATGTTGGTGCTCCTGGTCTTAGAATCTATTCAGGGTTTCTCGAGGAGGAATTCCTTCCTGAACTCCGCGGGCATCTTGCTGCGCGTGTCTATCAAGAGATGCGTGACAATGATCCGACTGTCGGCGCGATGCTCTACGTTATGGAGCACCTTATTGGTAACGCGACCTTGAATGTGCTAACCGATGATACCTCTCCGCAGGGCGAGAAGGCGCGCATGCTGGTTGAAACCTCTATCAACGACATGATCCACCCATGGAACCATGTCTTCTCTGAGATCCTCACGTTTCTGCCGTTCGGTTATTCGTACATGGAGGTGACGCTGAAGCATCGTAGGGGTCACCACAGAGATCCGAATAAGGATTCTCAATACAACGATGGTTTGATCGGTTGGAGCAAGATGGCGCTCCGCGGCCAAGATACTACGTATCGGTGGCACATGGACGAGACCATGAATGTAGTTGCTCTTGAGCAACTGCCGCCACCGCATTTCATAAATACCCTGGTACCAAGGGAGAAAGCTCTTCACTTCACGATCCGTCCGTACAAGTCGAATCCTGAAGGGCGCTCCATCCTACGCAATGCATACAGACCTTGGTTCTTCATGAAAAGGATCGAAGAGATCGAAGCCATCGCCGTTGAGCGTGAACTCAATGGTATGCCTGTATTGCAGCCTCCTGAGGGATATAACCTATGGAACACGAAAGATCCAGTTGCTCAAACCCTGTTGACCCGCGCAGAGGAACTGGTGAGGAACATTCGACAGGATATGCATCAAGGTGTCGTGCTCCCATTCGGATGGACATTGACTCTTCTGAGTGCGACCGGCCAAAGATCTCTCGACACATCGATCATCATCAACCGTTACGCACAGCGCATCGCTACTGTAGCTCTTGCGGATATGCTTCTTATTGGGCAGGAACGTGTTGGTTCGTTTGCTCTCGTTGCGGCGAAAGTGAGTTTGTTCAGCAAGGCACTTAGATCCGTGGCAAATGTTATCGAAGGTGAATTCAATCGACACGCCATTCCTAGACTGCTCCGAATGAATGGGATGCGTACAGAGAAGACGCCGTACATTAGATTCGGTCCGATCGATACTCCAGATCTCAAGTCACTCGCAGAATATGTGAACAAGCTCGTTGGGAACAATGTATTGACTCCCGACCAGAACCTCGAGAGACACATGAGGGAGATTGCATCATTTCCAATACGAATCGATCCTAGAGAGACATTACCAGCGATTGGTGACGTGATGGATCCTTCAGACGATGATGATCCACATGATCAGCCAAATGTCGGTGCCCGTCCGGGACCGGCGGAGGACGCTTTCTCTGATCAGCCGAAGAAAAAGCCGGGGGAGGAACAACAAGCATTCCCACCTGAGGGAGGGGAGACAGCATAATGTCTGAATTCCACTCGGCGTTTCACCAGAAAGCAAAGGAACTCATTCCGGAGTTCTTGTACGAGCAGATCAAGTCTGCCGCCATCCCTATGTCGGGGGCACAGGCCAGATGGAAGATGTCTGGCCCGTCTATCTTCGAGAAGATCGCGATCCCTCAGCTTAGGCCGGAACGCTTGAAGAACCTAAAGGATAAGGAACTCAAAACAATTCTTTCTCGGCTCAATAGGATATTTGTGACTGCGAAGCGGACGAAAGAAGACACATCAGCCTTCCTTAAGGCTAGCAATTGGGTGGTACAAGAGATGCGTGAACGAAAACTTTCTATCGATACGAAGCTGGCTGTTATCCAGGAGTACATCGGGAAGACTGACGACGAAGTCGAGAAGACACTCCAGGGTGAAATTATGCGCGATGCTCCAATGAGCGATCGAGGCTACACTGTAGAAGAGACGCTTCAGATGGTTTCGGAGAATGGTAAGTTCACCTTGGAACAGGCGAACTATATCGATCGCGCTCCGGATGGCCACACTACTTGCTCCGGTTGCCGTTTCTTCATGCGCTCCATGGGTGAGGCGGGGACATGTCAAGTCGTGGACGGCGATCCCATTTACTGGTTTGCCAAGTGCGATCTCAACATCTGCGCGAAGTATCTATCTGAGTTCAGGTTCCGTCTTGCGCAGGAGCTTATCCATTCTGAATTGATGGACCAAGCTCTCGGTCTACACAAAGCATCCGAGATGGGAAATGATGATGACGAAAATACTGATCCTAAAAAGCCAGTGATGGAACTCGTCAAGGCCAAGATCCGCAAGCGTATTCGTCCTACTGCTAGTGGAAAATGGGAAGTAACTGATGATTCTGGGCAGAAAGTTCTTGGAACACACGACAAGCGTTCCGATGCGATTCGCCAACTCGCTGCTATCGAGTCCTCGAAGCTCAAACGGCAAGGTGAGGAAACTGTGAAGCAGAAAGTGAAAGCCAAGCTGGAGCGTGAAACCAACAAACTTGACAAGAAATGTGGGGGAAAGGTGGATAAAGGACAGCCCACACTTGGGCAGGTTCACCAACCAGGTAGTGGGAAGGACGAGGATGAGGAAGACGACGAAATAAAGAAAGAAGATGTCTGGTTCAACGTCCCAATCGCGAAAATCGACAAGAAAAAGCAAAAAATTTACGGAATCGTTCTCGAGCCAGAAGAGACCGACACTCAAGATGATACGGTGAGTGCAGAAGAGATCGAAAAAGCTGCGGAGAGCTTCATGCTCCGTTCTCGCCGGATTGGTCTGCGTCATCGTAAAGTCGCGGAAGGTGTTGAGTTGACAGATAGTTACGTGACACAAGGGCGTACCAAGCTCGGTCCAAAAAGCTTGAAGGTCGGCACCTGGATCATTGGGGTGAAGGTGAAAGATCCTGCACTCTGGGCCGGAGTTGAACGTGGTGAGTACAACGGATTCAGCGTTGGAGGGCACGGAACTCGCAGAAAAAATGCCTGATCTGGGAAAATCCTCTTGACAAAACCTACGCAAATTTTGCATCATCCAGATGATGCTGGGTAAGCCTATCGACGCTCCTCAAAAGTAAGCGTCGACATCGCGCTTCAACCCTACCCTACTTGCCTCACCCGCAAGGGTCTCGCAAGGGTCGCGTTGAGCAATCCAGAACAAGTGATTGCCATGACTACGCGGCTTAACAAGCGAGCAAAATACAGACTAGCAGACATTGATGCGCGAGAGGTGTCCCTAGTCCCCAAAGCCGCAAACAAGCAACGATTTCTACTCATGAAAATGGAGGATCCAATGTCGGATCTCAACGACACCCAGCAATTTGAGGAAGAGATCCTGAAAGCCGACTTGGAGGAAGCATTGACTACCGAAGTTGAGAACGAAGACACCATTCTTGAAGGTATGGTGGAGAAAGAGAACCTCTCTAGTCGTGCCTGGAACGCCCTAAAGGGCACCCTCCGACTTTTCAAGGCTTTCGGAGATGAAATACCCGAAGACGTCATCGAGAAGATTGCACCACAGTCCAAATACGTCTACGAGTATGGTGATGTAAAGATCACCAAGGAAGAAGTTGACGCGTACCTGGAGGCGACCGAAACTGCGGAATGCAACGTAGATAAGGCGGAAAAACCAACGAAGTCTGAGGGCGGTAGAAATTTCTTTGCCTCCGACTACGCGTACGTACCGGACCCTCAGAAACCATCAACTTGGAAGCTACGTCTCACCAACACTCCTGGTGGAGCCCCAGATCCCAGAATCGTCGGAGCAGCTGTTGCTGCACTCGGCAAAGGATTCCGCGGACAAAAAGTCCAGCTTCCTGCGGCTGATCGCGGGAGGGTAAGAGCTAGAGTTCGCGCTGCGTGGTTGAAGGCCAACCCAGAAAAGTCTCGTGAAGACCTTCCAAACATTCTCAAATCGGACACGGAGGAAAAACCCATGGCTGATGAAAAGACTGCTCTAGAAGAGGAAGTCCAAAAGGGCGAACTCGAGGAAGAGCAGACACCGAAGTCCGAGGAAGTAGAGAAGGCCAAAGTTTCGAAGCAACCTCCTATGCCCTCTGAAGAGGAAGAAGAGGAGGAGGAAGAGAAGATGAAGAAGGCGAAGATGAAGAAGGCCGACGAAGCTTCCGAGGAAGTAACCATCTCCAAGGCTGATTACGAGAAGCAGCAAAAGGAAATCGCTGCTATTCGTAAGGAGCAAGCGGAGACCAAAGCAGAACTCGAGGCAGAGCGTAAAGCTCGTGCCAACGAGAAGGCGATCGCCAAGGCCGCAGAGGACTATCCGAATCTTCCTGTGAAGTCGGATGAACTCGGTCCTATGGTCCAGGCGGTTCATGAAGCTCTCACGAAGGAGCAAGCGGAGACCTTTGAGCGGATCTTGAAGGCTGCTGACGAAGCCATTGCGGCAACGAAGGCTTTCGAGGACGCGAAGGGCGGATCGTTCCAACTTTCTGAAGCTGGATCTGCATACGCTCGTATCAAGGAGATCGCGAAGTCCATCGTCGAGAAGAGTGAAAACGGCATGACGGAAGCGCAAGCGTTCGTCAGAGCTACCGAAGAGAATCCGCGACTCTATGACGAGTACCTAGCGGAAACCAGGGGGTAACTAAACATGGCTACCGAACTTCATGGTTTCAAGATCACTAGGGTTGCTGGAGAGGATCTTTCGGACAACCAGTATCGCTTCGTGAAAATCGACCCTGCCAACCCCAATGAGGTCATCAAGGTGACCGCAAATACGGATGAGCCTGTTGGAGTCCAGCAAGGTGATCCCGAGGAAGGGGAAGAGGTTGAGATCGTTGTATACGGTATCACCAAGCTTGTCGCCGACAGTGGTATCAGCTACGGCGACGAACTCGGAACCTCTGCAGATGGTGAGGGAGACACGATTGTTTCTGGTATGGACGTGACGCAGTTCAAGCTTGGAAAAGCTATGGAAGATGCGTCCGGTGCTGGAACGATCTTCTCGGCGTTGATCGATTGCGCAGCGCCTTCCAGGGCTGCATAAGGAGGATTGACCAATGCCACAACCTACACTCAATCAAGTTCACGTAGACGCGATCCTCACCCAGGTCTCCGTTGCGTACATCCAGGAACAGGATGCCTTTTGTGCTACGAAGGTATTTCCGATCATTCCTGTAGACAAGAAGAGCGACCTCTACTATGTCTATGACAAGAATGATTGGTTCCGCGATGAGGCGAAACGGCGAGCACCGGCTACCGAGTCGGAGGGGTCTGGATATAACGTCGGAACCGACAACTACAACTGCGACGTCTGGGCCATCCACAAGGATGTGGACAACCAGACTGCGTCCAATACGGACGTACCTCTCAATCCGTTCCGTGATGCCACTCGGTTCGTGACGCAGAAGATGCTTCTCCGTCAAGAGAATCAGTGGGCGGCTGACTTCTTCACTATCGGTGTTTGGGATAGCGATATCACTCTCACCGATTCCTGGGACGACTATGCGTCCTCCGATCCTATCGACGATGTCGAAGAAGGAAAGGAGACCATTCTTGGTACGACCGGCCACAAGCCTAACACGCTTGTTATGGGCTACCAGGTGTTCCGGAAGCTGAAGAACCATCCGGACATCATCGACCGGATCAAGTACACGCAGTTCCGTGTCGTTGCTGAAGATCTTCTCGCCACCCTGTTTGGTGTAGAGCGGATCATGGTGTGTCGTGCAATTCAGGCGACCAATGCTGAGGGTGAGGCCGAAGCTTACGATTTCATCCAAGGAAAGCAGGCGTTGCTCATGTACGTTGCCAGCGCACCTGGGCTCTATGAGCCTTCCGCTGGATACACCTTCGCTTGGCGTGGAGTCAGCCAAGGTCTCGGAGAAGCCATCGGAATCACTCGTATCCCAATGCGCCTCAAGAAGGCGGAGCGGGTCGAGGCCGAGAAGGCGTGGGACAACAAGGTTGTCGCGCCTGACATGGGCTACTTCTGGACTAACGCTGTTTCCTAAAGCAGCGTAACCGTTAACTGAGTTGGTGGGCCCTACGGGGTCCACCAGCAACTCAGAGAAAGGAATCTGAGATGTTGCACCAAGTTCTGAAGAAGTTTAAGGCAGAAGGACGCATGCTCGAAAGAGGGGAGATAGTTGAGACGTCTCACTGGAAGAATGAGCGCCTCCTCTTGGAGCACCGATTCATCGGTAAGCCTTCTGCGCCCGAGAAGGACAAGGAGCAAGTGAAGTCCGGTAACCGCATCGTGAAGAACGAGCGTGAACCGCTACCTACTTCTCGGGAAGTTTCTAAGCTGTCGGTGTCACCGAAACCTCCTGTTCTCTCCGAGAGACCTGGAGGGAAGGATGTAGGGGATGTCCCTGCAGTCGGAAGGGTGCCGGTGGCTAAAAAGGGGTAATGTGAAATGGGAATTCAGCAACTAACTCGAGCAAGAGCACGTGTGATGGATGGGCTTCTTCCGTCTATCAAGAGAATTCGCATCAATGCTGCACCCGATGGTAACATTCAAAATACAGGATTCACTCTTCCCTCCAAAGCAGTCGTTCTCGATGTCTTCCTGGATGTTCGCGTAGCTGAAGTTGCAGGAGCCGCGAAGACGCTCGACGTTGGACGCACGAGTGATCCGAATGGGTACATGGCAGCAGTTGATGTTTCAACGACAGGTCTGAAGAAGGCCACACTCGACAATGCTGGGCAGACAAGAGGTGATCTGCTCGTGGTGGATGAAGACGGAGCAGGTACTCTGGTTCCTGAAGCCGATGTCGATGGTGGTGGAGAGACCATCCAGTACCAGGCCGGATCGCTTGGCGACTGGGTCCAGTTCCGCGGGGATATCTACATCCTCTACGCGAACCTAGTCTAAAACAATGCTTTCCGGGGGAAGGGCGTGAGTGTATGCACCTCTGCATAGGGGCTCTTCCCCCAGAGCCTTGAGGTGTTGAAATGAAGCGTATAGCTTTCGCACTCGCGCTCGTATTGTGTCTGGCAATTCCAGCCGCTACACAAACGGGTGGCAAGCGGGCAGATATTTTCGAGAACTACGACCTCGACTCCGTTGCATACGTCTACTGCGATCCTGTTACGTACGCGACCAATCCTCCCGAGGGCATGGATCAGTGCTCCACCGGAACCGCAGCTGAAGATGGATGGGTTGATGCGCGTACTGAAGACTTCAAAGGGATCGCTATGCATGTCGATGCGATGGCACTAGCAGCCGGAACCATCGATATCTCTATTTACGCCAGAGTCAAGGTAGGGACTTCTCCCATTCAACTCGGTTTGACAAACTCCTTCGCAGCTGTCGGCACGCACTACGTAGTCATCCCTGAAGCCCTCAGACAGATCCGTGTGGGTATCAGGATCAATGGTGCGGACGATGGCGATGCGGCGGATGAAGACATCTCCATCTACTACTACGGTTCGCGGAGACTGAGATAATGAAACGCACATTCCTATTCTTTGTCGTGTTCTTGGCTATCGCCGGGATGGCATCTGCACAGAGTAGCAGACAAGGCGGAGGTCTGTCGTCTAAGGCGATTATGGCACTCGAGAACTGCTTTGACGCCTACGACAACTTCGTCTGTGGTGGTGGTGGTGGGCCTATCCCTGCTGATAATGTGACCGGTACTGGTGTGTCTCCGTATCTTGTTCGTTGGAGTGGTGCTCATACTCAGGACTCGAGCGCGCTTCAAGACACGCTCACCAATCTGATCATTCCTTATGACTATCAGGTTGATTTTGGTACCGGTGCCAACATTACTACGCTTATCCACCGCACGTTCGGTGGTGCTGCAGATCGTTTCGAGATCGATGCACAAAACAACAACGCCGGTATTGCGATGTTCGTTGGTGGTCCTTGGAGTGTCATCTACGATTATGGTGGAGCCAACAAGCCATACATCAATATGAATGCTCTTGTGCTAGCCGGTACGTCTGGCCCTCAGTTCAATATTATCGGTCAGGGTACTGAAAGTGCGATGGACAGTGCAGATGATCGACGGTACCACCTTAACATTGAACCCGCTTCCGGAGCACATACTGCAGGAATCAAATATGGTGCGTTTTGGGGATCTATCACTCCATCTGCCGCAACTGAGATCCACACACAGCTTGGTAGCGGATGGGATCACGATTGGAACAAGGGTGATGCAGCTGGAGCGAACAATACGTACCTGGATTTTGCTGCTCCGTCTGGGAACAATACTGTAACGATCCCTGCGGCCACTGGTACGATTATGCTCTCTGCTGGTGGAACCACAAACTACATGACCAAGTTCACAGGAGCAACTACAATCGGTGACTCTATGATCACCGATGATGGTGTAAATGGTGTACGGTTCCCTAACGACTACAAGCTATTGTTTTCTAGTTGGCCAGGAGGCGGAGGGATCTACGAAGTCTATTTCGATTCCGGGACTGGAACGGTTCATAGACGGCACCGCCTCGATGTGATTGACACGTTGATTAACAACGGCTCCTACCAAGAATGGACGGTTGGTGCGGCAGGATTGAATTCTGGTGATTACAATGTCAGGTATAGAAGCAATGTACCTGCACCAGGGATTCCAGATACTGGCTGGTTTATGTACGACGCCTACGCCCGCGATATGAACGGGACCACACGAACACTTGTGGACTTTTTCAGACTTTCGCCTACGTTTACAGCAAATACAGGAACGGGCAACGTTGCGAATGGCTTCAAGTTCTCGAACATCACACCAGGAGCCAACGCGACCCACAACGCGATCAACTTCGGGACTGGTTGGGACAATGAGATTCGCTACGAGACTGCGACGTTCACGACTGATATTGGATTCAATACTCCTACCGCCAATCGGACTATCGCTGTACCTGACGTGTCTGGGACGTTTGGAGTTGTGACGTCGACAGCAACTAGACATGTGTACCAGGGAAGCACAACCGGCGAGCTAGTTGACTCCGAGATTGCAGAGGCGGCAGTGCCAGCAGCGGCATCAGGAGGGGATGTACTTTCCATCGCACCAACGCTTAATGACCCTGGTGCGGGGAATACAATCAACCTCTTCAATTTCAATCCGGACATTACGGCATTGTCTAGTGGAAAGACCAACTACATCAACATGAACTTTGGTGATGCGGACGATTCCTCCGAGGTTGTCTACGGTATAAACTTTCATCAGACCTCCAACGATATCGGAGAGATCCGCCACATCCATGCTGATGCCCCATACGGTATGAGACTTGGGGCTGATGTAAGTTTCAATTTCGTGATAGATGATGATGCAACCGCCGATGAGTGGTGGTTCCAGTTGTTCACACCAGCTGCCAACGGTAGCTATATGGGTGCTGGGAACATAACAACTATCGCGATGGCTCCAGGTGATGTGCAAAAGCTATTCAATATGCAAGTGGCTCAGGGGGCGCACACTGGCGGAGAATGGACCTGGCTCTATCTCGATTCGTTCACCGCACCAAATGCAAATGCCGACGAGTGGGGTATCTACTTCGGGCGTTACATGGATGCAGGTCTAGCATTTGAGGGGAGCGTCGGCGATGCGTGGGAGACTACAGTTCATGTCGTCAATCCTACTGCTGACAGAACAATCCTTTTTCCAAACGCTAGCGGTACAGTCGTACTTGAATCCGGCTTGACAGCAAACAAGATCCCTTATTGGGATGGAACAAAGCTGGTGGACTCCAACATCTGGGACTGGGGAACTGATATCGAGTACGGGACCACAGGAGGCGGGCTTGTTCATTGGTTCTACCTAGATAGTTACCCAACCGGCATCTTTAAGATACTGGAAGAGAACAACCAGGAGCGGTTTCGTGTGCATGCCACATTTGGAGCGGCTGGAACTAGCTCCAATGACATAGTTCACCTAGGCAATCCTGCAGTGATGGATGGTAACGATGTCAAGAATATGTATTCCTCCAGTATCACAAACGCCGCACACACAGGAGCCAATAACTGGTTGAATGCTTTTCGTGTACAACTCTCTGCTAACAGTGCCAATGCGACGGAATCGTTGCTGTCGATGAGGAATACGTTCGATCACCTGCTGGAGGTCAATACGGACGCGACTTCCGGTCAGGGAAACCAGTTCTTCATTGACGTGCCGTCCCCATCGGGCACAAACACTGTTACCTTTCCAGACGCAACAGGGACGGTTGCGCTGGTTAGCGCAGGATCCGGAACTACAAACGTCATCCCAAGGTTTGCTTCACCGAATATCGTAGACGGATCTATGAGTGATAACGGGGCTGGAACCATCACTAGAGCAGGTACGCTTCAGTTCGCCGTGAACGGTGGAAACCTATTGCTCACTGCGAACGGAGCCGGAGACGACATTGTCGCAACATCCGATAACGGTTACTTCCAGTTCGCAAGTGCGCGCAGATTCAACATCTCGACACATCAATTGAACGCGGGGACACTTACCGAAACTCCGATGCAATCCCCAACCGGTTCGTGGAGAAACGTCGCCTGCATTACCGGACCTTGTGATTTGTCGATTGCGGAAAGCGCCGGAGACATGCCTGGTGTATGGTTCTACGTACACAACCAGGGTTCCGTCGATATCACTGTGAACGATATCGCAGGACAACAAGAGGTACCTGGATCCGCGTTCACCTTTACGCCCGGGTCCACTATTGGATTCGTTTACCAGACAACCCCAACAGCACAGTGGGTCATGTCTAGCTATTTCGATCCAGGTGCAAGTAGTGTACCGCTTTCTGGTTCCAGCCTTACCTCCGACGCTATACCGAAGTGGGACGGTAGTGAGATGGCGGACTCACAGATCACTGATGATGGTGCTGATATTACACTCGGTGCGTCCGGTGATATCCAGATTCCAAGTGAGGTTGAACTCCACTTCGGGTACGACGCAACAACGGATGGATACATTAAGCTCCGTGACTTCGGAGATCCGAACCAGAGGCTAGAGACCTATACACCGTATCTAGGGTCGATCGTCTTCGCTCCATCAACCGGTCCAATACGTTGGGCAAGGTTGACAACTCAGGATCCTAACTTCGAGATGGGATCAGAGGTTGCGGCGGGCAACTCCGGCTACAGCTTCCTGATGGAGCAGACGAACGAGACTGCGATGGACAGCGCCGGAGATCAACGTGAGTTCTTTAAGGTCAACTTCCCGTCTGCCGCTCACACCGCTGGGAACAAGTTTGGTGTGCAGTGGTCCGGTATCTCTCCATCCTCTGCAAACGAGGTTTTGCACGTGATGGGTACTGGATGGGATCACACGTTCTTGTGGGGAAACACAACGACTGGTACCTATCTTGATTTTGCTTCTCCATCTGGAGTGAATACGGTGACTATCCCGGCAGCTACCGGAACGGTCGCTCTCCAAAGCGGGGCTTACTTGGATCTAGAGCACCAAAGCGGTGCTATAGCCAGTCCTGGTGGAAGCGATATCAGGTTGTATTTCTCCGATGTGTCAGATCGTGGTGCCGGTGGCCCCGGCAACGACTGTGCATTGATTGCGGAGCTAGCAAACGGAACCGAGGTTGTAATCAGCATCCTACGCACAGATAGTGCCTGTGATGCACCATAAGAGGGCTTAGAGATGACTTTCTCGTACAAGCTTGCTGAGGGTCTCCCAGGAGATCGAGACAAGGTACGTTTCCTCTCCGGCGATACCAATAAGGATGACCACGTACTCGAGGACGAAGAAATTGACTTCATCCTGACGCAGGAACCTAATATCTGGTTTGCCGCAGCTATGGCTGTCAATCAGATGGTTCTCAAGCTGCAAGCTGGTATTTGGGAGGAACAGAAAGTTGGTGAGACACGTCTACGTGCTCGCAGGATCTCTGATCTCAAGGTCAAGGAAGATCAGCTTCGAGCACGTGGTGCGATGCATCAGCAACCTTCTATTGGAGGTGTGTACAAAAGCGAGCGGGATGCCCTGTTGTCGAATTCCAATATCCTACGTGGAGATTTCTTTCGTGGGATGCACGACTACCCGGGTACTACTCGTCGTAGTAGACCTGCGGTCGACTTCACGGTGATTTAAATGTCGATTATAGGCACTCCGCTCAAGAAGTTCTTTATATGGACGGTGACGATTGAGCCGTTCATCTCTGAAGACTATAGCGGGAGTCCGACATACGGAGATCCGGTGGAGTACAAAGCAAAGATCGAGAGGCAGGAGAGAATAACACGTACTTTGGATCAACACACGATTAGATCACGTAGATTGATCTATCTGTACACGACATATACGGGGATAACGACGAAGGATAGGTTGACGTTGCCTGCTGGTTTCGAACCACTGCAACCAAAGATTCTGGATGTAAGGATCACACACGATCATCAAGGGGTTCATCACATCGTATTGGAGACGTAGATGCCTGGAATGTTTACAGGACCTCCGGCAAGAGGCATCGGAGGTGCAGGAGGACCGAGGGGTAAAGGAATTCCCCGCGTAAAGATTGAGGTCATTCCTGCTAGTCTTCGCCAAGTGATGAAACAGATGCAGAGGGTTAGCGATGCGGGTGTTGAAGCCGCACTAAAAGCAACTGAAGAAGAAGTGAAAATGATCTTGGACGATGCAAAGGCGAATACACCTATCGATAGGGGACACCTCGTCACTTCCGGTAGGATGTTCAAACCTCGTATCAATAAGAAGCAGGGTACGGCATCTTTCCAGGTCGTGTTCGGAGGTATCACTGTATCGGCTGAAGGAGGAAGCAGGTTTGTTGACTACGCGGTGATTGTTCACGAGACGCATCCTACTAAGAGCCAGTTCCTGGAGAATGCCGCCGCAAAGAGGGTTCCGGGTATGGCGGATAGGATAGCAAAGAAGGTCAAAGCTGCGGTTTATGGAGCAATCTAATGGCTACGGTTACTGATGATCTGCACACGTATCTGTCGGCACAGTTTCCTGCCGAAACGATTCGTACTGGGTTCCTACCTACAGATCCAGATCAGGTGATCGGAATCATAGAGAGACCTGGTGGCGAGCCGCCTGCTGAAACGTTCGTTGGTAGGGGCAGAGGTCCAACGCTTCATATGGAGCTTCCGAACATTCAGATAATAGTGAGGACTCCTAAGGATCAGTACAAAGCATCCAGAGATCTTGCTGACCTAGTTTTTCATGCCGTACACAACCTGGTCGGTATTACGATTTCCGGAACACGTTACGCAGTAATAGAAGCTACTCAGTCGCCCTACAACATCGGGATCGATGAACAAGGGCGTTGGTTGATCGGATTCGGACTTAGATGCTGGAAGAGGCCAAACTAATGAACATACCAACAATGCAGATAATCCGAAAGCTCCTTATAAAGGCTATCGGCATAATCGATGCCGAAATCCAGAAGGAGAAAGGCGGACCCGGTACTTGTCCCCACACGGACATTACCGAGTTGCTCACAATGCGAATGGGAAAGAAAACCTTAATCTGCAATACGTGCGGTGAGCAATTTACAGAAGAGGTGGAGTATGAAAACCCACAAACTATGGGAAGGCGACGACCAGGAAATGGAGATCCTGGAAGAACCCAAACCGGAGCCCAAGGTAGCTAAGTTTGAGGTCGTGAAGCCGTTCACCAACGGGAAGCAGAAGGTCCTCCCCGGAGATGACGTACCAAGCGATCTCAGTGAAGTTGCCAAGGCGTCTCTACTAAGAAAAGGAGTGCTCAGAGCACTCGAGGAGTAAGGCACAATGAGTCAGATTCTCAACCCTGTGTTCCTTCACGGAAAAGAGACTGAGGTTGTGCTCTGTGAGCACGACATCACCTGCTTCGTGAACAACATCGATCTTACGCAGGATATCGACCTCCCCGAGGTTACGACATACTGCAACGACACTCGAGCCTACATCAATGGTCTTCGGAATGCTACCGGATCTATTTCCGGTTTCATCGATGATGACTACGATGAAGGCATCGATGCGATTCTGCAGGCGACCTTCAATACGCCGACTGCATCCATCTGGACCGACTTTCCAAATGGTGCGGCTATTGGGAACATCGCATATCTTTTCCGTGCGCTGATCAATAGCTACAACACCACTCAGCCGGTGGATGGTGTACAGGCGTGGACTGCGGATCTTCAACTTTCCGGCGACCTATCTCGTGGTGTTTCGCTTCACGCGATTGCCGCTGAGTCTGCAACCGGATCTGGAGCCAGCGTCGACATGACCAATTTCTACGGTGGGGCTGCTACAACCACTCAAGGTCTCGTCGCTCACCTCCACGTCATCCTAGCATCTGGAACCACTCCTACGCTCGACGTGGTAATCGAGGATAGCCCAGATGACATGGTGTGGACTCCTGTTACCGGAATGACCTTCGCTCAGGCCACCGCGCCTACTTGCGAACGTCTCGAAACGGCGAATGGATCCGATACCATCGATCAGTATCTGCATGCTGATTGGACTATCGCTGGAACCACTCCATCCTTCACCTTCACTGTAGCAGTTGCGGTGAAGCCGTAAGTTGGAGTAGAATCTAAAACCGGAGGCCCGCGGTGCTACTCGGTGCCGCGGGCACCGGCCTCACGGTTGGTTGTCATGACCGGCCTACCATCTACACCTGCCTCGTCCCCATCCCAACGGGGACAAGGTCCTCAGGGATTCAACCGAGTCAACAATTTCACAGCCAAGAAAGGAGAACACCAATGGCACAGTATGTTGACATCCCTCTCGACAAGTCAAGACGACTTCGTTACACGATCAACGCAATTCGCGAACTCGAGCGTCATTTTGGAAAGACGTTCGGTCAGATCTTCGATGCCAACAACCTTGGCTACGAGGAGATCATCATGCTTCTCACGATTGGGCTGAAATACGGCGAATCTGAGAAGAGACCGCTGAATGACACCAGGGTTGGGGAACTTGTTCAAAAGAAGTGGTTGGACAACGGAAAAGACCTTGGAGAATTGACGGACTACGTCATCGAGGCAATGCAGGCTGCTGGAATCATCGCGAAGAAGCCGGACAAGGAGGAAGAGCCTGATGACGACAGAGATGATACACCAAGTGGGGAGGTCAAGTCACTTGGTGGTAGGAAAGACCTCCCAAACGTCTAAAGCCTAGGATCGAAACGTGGAGTGATTGGGTGGAGTACGCTGAACCGATGGCACTGGGGGTGATGGGAATGAGTATCCACGACTTTGAAGCCCTAACCCCTGGTGAATTTCTGACGGCAGTTAGAGGTTTTAACTGGAAGCTCGAGCGCGATCAGAAAGTACGTGCCAGCGCACTCGTATCGATCATCAATTCTTGCGGACACCTCAAGAAGGGTAAGCGAGCAAAGATGGTCGACTTCTACAAAGAATCCCACATAGATCCTAGGAATCCGTTCTATAGGAACTATCTAGGTATCTGAAAATGGCAAGAGATATCGGCCCTCTAATGATGTCCATGGGAGTGGACTCCCGTGGGTTCAGATCCGGTTTGTCCGAATCGATGAAGACGGTGCAGTCATTCTCTGCAACCCTTAACGTCGTCGGATACAGAATGGGGGCAGCATTTGCGGCTAGCTTCGGTGCTATCTCCGGCTTCGCTTTGAAAGTTGGTACTGATTTCGAATCAGCGATGGCTGGAGTTCGTAAGACTGTTGACCCCGCCACAACGGACTTCGCCAAGTTGGAGTCGTCCTTGATGGATGCCTCCAAGGCGACCGGTATCGCTGCAGCTGAACTCGCTGACTTGACGAGAATCGGTGGACAACTTGGTGTAGAGGGTACGAAACAGCTTGCCAAATTCACAGATACGATTGCTAAGTTGAGCATTGCTGCCGCGGAACTTACTCCTGAAGCCGCTGCCAGAGGTCTGGCTCGACTCGTTGCGCTCACCGGAGAGAGTATAGATGACGTCGACAAGCTTGCGTCTACTCTCGCCTTCCTAGGCGATAAGCTGCCGACTACAGAAGAACGAATCCTCAACTTCTCCGTGCTACTCGGTGGTATGGCTAAAGCTGCCAATCTCTCCGGTGAGCAACTCCTTGGTTTGGCTGGTGGGTTCTCCGCTGTCGTCCCTGGTACTGAACGTGCTTCGACTGCGGTACAGCGGCTAGTTCAACAAATGATCGAGGCTACCGCTACCGGTGGGCCAAAGCTTCAGGAGTTTGCAAACGTTACTAAGATGTCCATGGATGAGTTCCAACAACTCTTCCAAAAGGATGCCGGTGAGGCGATTGCTCAGTTTATCGAAGGCCTGGGACGTCTGAAAGATGAAGGGTCCGATAAACTCCTCGTCTCCCTCGAGAAGTTGGATCTGCAGAACCTGCGTACTGTCCAAACTATGTTGGCTGGTGCTGGTGCTGCCGATCTATTCCGCAAAGCGATGGATGCTGCTACGAAGGATCGTGAACGTCACCTCAAGTTGGAGCGTGAGTTCGCGGTTCAGTTGTCGACTGTATCTGCCCAATTCGGACGTTTGAAGAGAGCCGTAGAAGAGATCGGGATCAATTTGTTCAATGCCTTCAAGGACCAAATCCTTGGCTTGATTGATGTCGGGATCAAATTTGCTGGTGCTCTAGCTACCATGGCAAAGTGGATCCAATCTCTACCTGATCCGTTCAAAGTAGCAATTCTAGGTGCGATAGGATTGGCCGGTGCCTTGGTCGCTCTTACTATCGCCGCTGGGACCATGGGTGGCGCTCTTGTTGGTACAATCAGTTTGATTAACCAGTCCAAGACTGTCTTTGCTTTGTTGGCCGGTGAACTCGTGAAGCTGAAGGGTGTCTTCATGGCAACAAGCGTTGCTGGTGGACAAATGATGTTGCCTTTCGATAAAGGTACAACAGCCGCCAATAAGTTCAGCGGTGCCCTAAGCAAGCTCGTACCAATGGTGACAAAGCTGGGACCAGCTTTTAGTTCGATTGGATCAGCTGTCGGTCCTGTGGCTGCTTCGGTTGGTACAGCAGCGGCTGCAATTGCCGCCGGGATCCTGAGTGGTGTTGCCGCTGCAGATTTTCTGTCTGCTCGTGCGGAAGCGTTGCAAGGCAAATCCGATGATCTAGCTAAGAATGCGATAAACAATGCAGGTATCTTCCAGAAAGCATGGTATGGGTCCATAGAAGTATTCAAGCTTCTTGGCGGTGCTGCAAAGGATACTGGCGGGATCATTATAGAGACAATCAAGGGATGGATCGATGTAGCAAAAGGTTGGGGAACCACTATCGCTTCCACATTCACGGCAGTAATCACTTGGATCACATCATTCGGTGGGAGTGTCGGTGGTGTCTTGGGTCCCGTCATTGAGTTCGGTAAACAAATACTATATTGGGGTAGTGGTATAGGAGTACTCGTAGAAGGATTCAAACTTATAGGACCGGCACTGGATGGACTCGCAATCCTATTCGATGGACTTAGTGACAAGATGACTAAGTTCTTCGAAGGTTGGATTATGTCCATGGAGAAAATCGATCCAGATGCAGACCCCGTCACCGCTGCAATGCGTTACCAGGCTGAGCAACTTGGTATCACTATAGAAGCCGGTGAGAAAGGGATCGATGTCGCCAATAGACTCGCCGAGGCCGCACGCAAGGAAGCTGAAGAGTTCGCTGCATCCGCCGAGGGAATACGTCAAGCTGCCGAAGCCAAGATCAATCTTAGGATGGAGAACGAGTCTATCATCGAGAGTCTACGTGCGTCTGCAGAGGAAGCCAAACGTTTGAAAGACGCTGCATCCTTCCTAGGGATTAAGGAAGAGGAACTATCCAAGATCATTAGTGAGCAGGGAGAGTCCTTCTTGGATGCCGTTGATGCAATGCGCGAGAAGATCAAGGCGGATGAGGAAGCGAAGAAAGCAGCTGAAGCCCTACGTAGTGAGATCGAAGCTCTTACCATCGACACCGCAGTAACTGAGTTCGAAAATTATCAGCGGGCACTGATCGAAGCCTTCGCTGCCGGTAAAGAGTTCACGGATCAAGGTCTAGATGCAATGTCGAAGAAGCTCTTCGAGCTTGCACAGCGGGCAGGTATGGAAGTCGATCCGGCTCTCGAGAATCTTCGTAAGAAGTTCAACGAGAATCTTGTAGCCTCTATCGATTGGGCTAAGGGAATCGATCAAGCAATCAAAAGTGCGTCCAAGAGCCTCAAAGATTTCAGCGATATCTCTGATGAAGCTCTACAACCGCCCGCTGGATTCAAATTCACTGGTGCGCCGGAGATGCCTTCGTTCGGTGAGACGCCTAAAGATATGCCTGGTACACTCGGTGCGGCTATCGTCGCCGAGACCGAGAAACAGATGAAGGAAGCTGAGAAGCAAGCTAAGAAGTTCCGCTCTGCCGTTAGAGATCTAGCTGCCGCCTTCCAGGTCCTTGGTATCGATGCTGACTCCGCCTTTGGAAAGATTATGGGTGGCCTGACTGTCGGTATGCAAGTCGGTGCCGAGATGAAGTCCTCCTTCAAAGACATTCAAGGTATCATGCAAAAAGAGGGTGGTTCCTTGTTCTCTTCAGAAGGCCTCGCTGCCGGTATGCAATTCATGGGCAACGTTGTTCAAGGTGCCGGTACCATCTGGAAGGCCACTGCTGGCGGTGGAGCTAAAGCTATTTTCGGCGGTGCTGCAGCCGGTATGTCAATGGGTGCTCAAATCGGTGGTCCTATCGGTGCCGGGATCGGAGCAGCTGTGGGTGCGGCGATCGGCGGAATCCGTAACTTGTGGAAGAGCGAAAGTGAGAAGATCGCCGCTGATATCGAGCGTGATTTTGGGGTCAAGATCTCCGAGGAACTCGCGAAAGCCATCGAGGCTACCCAGGAGAAGTTCGACCTCGGGCGTTTCGAGTCTCGTCTACTCCATCTTGGCGACATCATGCGGGAGGCCGGTGGTGCCGTAGCATTTGGCATGGAAAATGCCGAGAAGCAAGTCGTCGATCTATTGAATTCGATCGAGCTTGGTACTGTACCTGCTGAAGAAGGGATCAAAGCCGTTGGTGATGCATTCTCCATGATGGCTGAAGAAACATTCGAGGCTGGCAAGTTCGCCGATGCCGCGATGCTCAACATCATCAATCGTGCTCGTGAGCTAGGTCAGGAGATTCCAGAAATCGCAGCTTTCATCTCTGATCAACTCGCACAAGCAGCTGAAGGCGTGTCGAAGATGATCGGTCAGGCAATGGAAGGGGAAGGCGGTGAGAAGATGTTCGGTGGTATTCAGGTAGCGACGGCTGAGGATGCTCAAGCTCAGGCTACCATTTTCGCAGCAGCCTTCTTTGCAACTCTACAAGAGGAAGGACTCCTTGCCGCGGTTGATGCCTTCGAACCTGCATTCCAGGAACTCAAGGCAAAACTCGAGGCATTCGGCGGTGAGGTTGACTTCGGTGGCGTACAACGGTTCTTCGACATCGCGAAGGATCCTCAATTCCGTCCACTGCTCGAAGGTATTGGTGGGTTGACTGAGGCCATGACCGGTTTGGGTAATGCTGGATATCTGACGACCGAGACATTCGGTGCCCTTCAACAACAAGCCGGTGCTGCTTTCGAACAGTTGACCGCCGCGGGGCTAAGCCAAGAGGAAGCTCTACAACAGATCGCTCCGTTCCTACAGGAAGCTTTGAACGCTTCTCAGATGTTCGGCTTTGAACTCGATGAGAACACACAGAAGCTCATTGATCAGGCCGAAGCTGCTGGAATCGGTTTCAAGACTGATCCAATGCAGCGGATGGTTGAGGTTCTCGAGATCGTCGCTACTAAGCTAGGTGCCACTGCAGAAGAGCTTGGATTGGTTGGTAACGCTGGCGCACAGGCCGGACAACATGTTGCAGAGAGCTTCGGAATGGCTGGTGAAGAGATCGGACGCGACCTAGAGTTTATAGAGGGGCGCGGTCGTGAAGCCTTTGAACGGTTCGAGCAAGGCGCATCCGAGAACCTCCGCCAGATCAGTGGTACTGGCATGAACGAGATGCAGACTTTGTCCAACGCCGGTCAGGAGGCAGTGAACGCACTAACGGCTTCCTTCGAACAAGGCACTGCCAAAGACCTCGAGCAGTTCCAGGTACTACACCAAGGTGTGGCTGATGGAACCCTTGGTATTGTCGAGTCTATGAGCATTGCGGTCGACGCTGTTGGTGCCCTTGGTGATAGTGCTCTAGGAAGCGCAGACAAATTCGCTGCGATGGCTGATGCTGCTAGAAATGCCGCGGCTGCTGCATCGTCCGCAAATCAAACAGGTGGAGGTGGACCTGGAGCACCAGAGGGCGGTCAGTTCGGCCTAGCTACAACCGTTAGCGTACCTACTCCATTCGTTGCTGGTGAGGCCGGTGAGGAACGCGTAGAGATCACCCCTGGTGGCGGACGTGGTGGTGGAGATACCGGTGGTCCTAGCATTGTGGTTCTACAGATCGACGGCAAGACAATCGGTAAAGTTATTGGTGATCTCAGCCGTACAGGTGATGTCCGTATCCATTCGGATGCAGTTGGGGAGTTCGGATAATGGGAACAGCGTGTGGAAGAATCCTGTTCGAGGATTGGGCGCTCCTTGACAACACAGTAGTGACTGTAAGCTCTGAGCAGGTACAAGCTCCAAAAACGTTCTTGGATGATCCACTGCGGTCTAAGAGGTGGCGCTCAGAGCTAGGGTGGAATATCGTCGCTGGTGTTAATGATAAACTAGACTTCACCGAAAGCATATCCGGTGCTGCAGTAGCAACTATTACTGCAATGAACTATCTGAGCGGTGTGACATTGGCTGCTGAGATCCAGACTCAACTAAATGCAGCCGCCACCGACAATACATACACCGTTACTTACAGTCCGGTCACCAACTTGTTCACGATCGCACGTGCTACTGGGATTGCTACATTCGATCTCGACTGGAACACAGGACCGAACGCTGCAACTACTATCGGTGGAGATATCGGCTTCGACACAAGCTCTGATGACACAGGCGGAACATCATACTCCTCCGACAATGTTTCTCACGGATCGTTGGAGTGGATCAAGTTCGACTTTGGTACTGGTTATGCTTCGTATCCTGTCTCCGCTGTTATAGCATTCGATGGCAACTTCGATGCGAACACGGTTATCACAATTCAGGCCAACACGATTGATTCGTGGGGGAGCCCTCCACTATCAATACAGCTGCAAATGGATGCTGGTCGGGATTACATTAAGGGGATCGAGTGGCTCACTTCTACAGTCGCCTACCGTTGGTGGAGGATGCTAATCGACAACACACAGAACCCAGATGGGTTCGTTGAGATGGGCGTTCCTTATGTAGGTGATTACTACGAACCATCCAACGGCTATTCCGCTGCGTTCACTGAAGATCGTGAAGAGCTTTCCTCTGTCGATATCGCAGAAGAGGGAGCTAGCTTCCAACATGTACGTGCCACTCGAATGGCGTATCCGTTACAGTGGCTCGGCATTCCTACCGCGGAGAAGCCACGATGGGATTCGCTTGCGAGTCTCGTACAAGTGGGTAGACCATTCTTTATAGCATTCGAGCCTTTGGTCGATATACAAAAGACCCTGTATGTGATGCTCGAGCGTCCAATGCAATCTGTGTTCCAGGCTCCATACCACTGGCGCTTCACCACTAATGTCATCGAGGTGTTGCAGTAATGGCAGATAACAGAGGACATGGTGCGCTTGGGTTGAAGGATCGCATCAAGGACTTCGTTGATCTTGTAAATGCGTCCCACTCGGATAAGACTGTCTTGGTCGAGCTTCAACCGATCCAAGAAGTTACTGGGTGGGCTCCTGATCAAAATGGAGCATATATTGCCAATGTAGACTTCATCTTCGATGGCGTGCGCCGCGATATCATTGATGTTCGTAGTTTGGTGGATCCCACTCTCCTTCGTGTAGAAACAGTGCAGCAGTGTAGAGATATCCCTGGGTCCTTCTTCTATGATCCTGCACTCGTGTTCAC